TCATAGAAGCTAACATGTCGTCCATTGCTAGCGAAGTAGCTCTGTTTACAAACATCATATTTTCTTCAATAGCACCTTGCTTGTCAAACTCAGCTAGGATAGCGTCGAATTCAGCTAAATCAGTAGCAGCGTTAACACCAGTAACACCTGAAGTTAAGTTACCTCTATCTTCGATAGCAGCGAACAAACCTTCAGTACCAACCCCGTTAGTTCCATCAGCTCCATATAAAGCGTCATCAACTCCTGAAGCAGGGCTATCAGCTCTATTAATCTCACCTTCAAGCATCGCCATTTCTAAGTAATCATTGAAACGTGCTCTTGTGTCAGCCTCAGCTTTTAAGTACCACATGTATCCAGAAGCACCATCCTCAGAAGCAACTTCAACCCAACCAACTCTAGAAGCATCAGAACCTGAAACTTCGTAGTAATCTTTCATGATAATTGGTTTGTTAGAAAAAGTTTTAAAGTCTGGCTCGTTAGCACCCCTTGACTGTACAGTGCTGTCGTCAGCGTTGTTGTAACCAACACCTTTAGCGTACTCAGAACCATAAACTAATATAGTTGTAGCTAAGTTAGTTGTAAGTGCTGCAATCGCAACACCATCATAAGGAGCTACAGTAACGTCAGCGCCTGAAACCCCTGTAACTAAAGCTTTTACAGTTACGTTAGCGTTTGATACAATAACTGTATCGTTTAATCTAATACCGTGAGTTGTCATACCAGCTTCAACGATAGTTGCGCTAGAACCAAAGTTCCCGTCAATATCAGATTGAATAGTTATAACGTTCTCCGCGTCGATATCACCTTTGTAAGAAAGGTGTAATCTACCTTGCTCCGACCAAATAACCTGGTCAGCAGTCATAGATTCTTCAGCTCCAACTTGTGAAAGAAATCCTGAAATAGTTCTCGGTCCGAAAACTTCAGCTTCTTTTTCCATTAGATCTGGTACATATTGTTGTGCCCAACCACCAGAACCATTAAGGTCTAGATAGTTAGTTGATAGTGTTTGCTGTATTGGAGCTGGAACACTATTCAAATTATCTCCTGCAGTAATTGCCATAATTTATTTTTTTTAAATTGTTATTTGTTTTTGTTTTTAATTTTAAACTTAAAATCAGAAGAACTTTCACCTAAAACTTTTACTTTTATTCCACCTGCTTCCACAACGCCATGACTCTGCCTTGGTGTCATATCTACATTTTTAGATTTAGCAATGCTTTCTTTCATAGCATCTACCTTGCCTTGTTCATAAAAGTGTTTCGCAACAGCGTCGGCGTTCATAGCCGTGTGAAGAGCCTTGTGATATCCCTTAGCGTCTTTTAAAGCTGAATTTTTATCCAAAAACTTTTTGGTAAAATTGTTTATATTACTTTGGGTAACTTTAGTTTCTTCAACGTTGTTTACATTAAAACGATATTTTTTATCACCGACGTTATATTCAAAACCTTTGAACTTGTCGTTAAAAACTTCATTAGTTTTTTTAGTAAAAATATCACTATTAGTTTTAAATGCTTTTTGATTTACTTCTGCTTCTTTGTTGTATCTATTAAAAAAATCAATTGCTTTCTGCTGCTCATTAGTTAGCTTGCTTCCGGCTTTGATTTCGTTATAGTATCTAGACTTCTGTCCGTCTAGGTGGACTCTAGCGTTGGCAACTTGCTCTTTTAACGCTAATTTTTTTCTTCGTACATCTCTTTCTTCGTCTACTTCTTCGTCGTAAGAGAACGAGTCTTCCATAAGGAAGTTAATTTCTTCGTTGTTTAAGTGTGGTTTCGTTTGCTTGTAGTATTCATATAGTAAATTATTATCGTCTAGTTTACTATAATCTTGATTAAGCTTAACATAATCACCTAGATCTCCACCTGTTTCCTCCATAAAATTCATTAATTTCTGGATGTTTTCTGGTAGTGGAGCCCCAGTGGCTTGAGCTTCTTCCACTGCTTCTTCAACTTGTTCTTCTACCTTAGCAACTTCTTCTTCTGTAGAATCTTCAGTTATTTCTTCTAATGTTGGAGCTTCTTGTGTTTCTGCTTCCGGTTGTACTTCTTTTTGTTCTTGTGTGGACTCGGCATTTTCAGACTCTGCAACCACTCCGCTGTCGTCAGCGTTATCTTTTTTAGTTTCATTTTTTATTGGTGTTGGTGGTTTATCTAAGTTTACCTTTATAATGTTATCTTCTTGTTCGTTTTTTTTAACTTTTACTTTAGTAACATTTTCTTGTGTAGTTTTTTCAACTACTTGTTCATTTTTTTCTTCCATAATATAATATAATAATAATTAATAAATTCTAACTAGGCTCAAAGCTTCCTAAATCAAAACCCCCACCTAATGTATCATTACCTGATGACTCAAAGTTTTTAGGTGGTTTACCAGTTTGTTTTTGATCTATAAGTTCTGATTGTTGAGAGTTTTTTCTATCTGTTAAATTAGATTGATGTTTACCCCTCTTATCTACAAGTGTAGCTTGTTGTGCTGCTTGCATTTGTAATCTTTGATCTTTCTTACTTTCTTTTTGCATATTTGCTGTTGCTGCAGCCTGAACGTCCATTTGTTTTAACTGCATGTTCATTTCAAACTCCATTTGCATTAACTGTTTTTTAAGCTCTGCTTCTTGTTGCATTTTCTGCACATCCATTTGTCCTTGCATTTGAACTATCTGAGCTTTTTGTTGTGTTATAGCCTGGTTTTTTTCCATTTCTATTTGAGCCGCTTGTTGAGCAGCTTGTGCATTAGACTCTGATTGAGCCTGTATGTTTTCTAGTTCTCTAGCTCTATCAGCCTCTTGCTTCTTTTTCCTACGCATTTTAAGGACTTGATTAGCAAGTTTAATATTTTTTATTTCTCTAAGTTCAATTGCATCTTCTAGCTCAATACCACCCTGCTGTAGAGCCATTTGTATATTGTTTTCTAAAGCAGCTCTTTCTTCTTCATCTGGCTGTAAGTTTAAGAATATTCCAAAATCATATAAGTGTAGCTCTCCCATTTCCTTTAATGTAGCAACATTATGAGCGCCGATGGCTTGTATAAAAGCATCTCTAGTTGGAGAGTACTCTATAATATCAGAAACTCTAAGCGATAAACACTCGGCAACTTCAGCAGTTAAAAACAACCCAGCCTGCAATATATGTCTTGTTGCTGTATTAGAGTTTGCTGCTGCTAATTTTTGAACACCTACCAACGAGTTCACGTCCGGTGTTGAGGCATCTCTAGCCTCGTTAAGACCGGTTACATCTCTTATCATTTGCAAGTAGTAATTGTAGTTACCTATAAGAGCTTGCATTTTTCCACCACCACTACCGCTACCAATTTCTTGAATAGGTACTTTGCCTGGGTTCATATCGCCTTCAGAAGTAAATGATCTACCTATAACACTACCAGTTTGAAAGAACATGTTTAAAGCTTCTTGAGGATTATAATTAGTTCCATTGCCTAAATCAACCTCTGCTAATCCATCAGCATCAAGATAAACACCGTCTGGAATTAACCTTGACATTACCTGTTGCAACTTTAAATGAGTTAATTGTATCATGTCCGCAAAACCAGTTATACGTTTTACTAATGAGTCAATTTTACCGTTGTAAATTCTCGGAGCCACAATAGCATAATTCATTTTTACTTTCGTGTAATTACTTTTTGGGCGCATCATGTTTTTAGCCATCTCCCATTTAAGTAATCTATTAGTACCAAGAATCATCGCTCCTTCGTAAAGACATTCTATAGATCTTAGCATTCTACTAAAATCTCCTTCCATTCCCCCTGGTGGATTAAAAGAATCGTCTTTAGGTATTATTTTCTCGCCTCCAGTTGCTGTTTCTTTATTTTTGTAAACTTCATTCATATAAGTTTTATAGTTAAAATATAAAACTTGAATAGTGTTAGTATCTTCCTTGTTGTAGTTGTGAGTTGAATTGTAGTTAGATCTATTGTAAGATTTATTTTTCATTATATCTTCAAGATCACTTTCTGTCAAGTGAGGAAATTGTTTTGCTAATTCGTTTACAGGAATTGTTTTAACCTCACCTACGTAATAAACGTCTTCAAAATAAGGAGAGTCAGTGTGTGAATACACCAAGTTTGCTGGATCAACGTAATCTATAGTAACCCCTTCAGACGTGTTAAAGTTTGTTTTAACAGCGCCAATGCCCAGCACTGTTAAGTCGTAATAAAATCTTTTCTTTATTAATTCGTAATTATTACCTTCAAATAAAGTTGTTAATGCTTGTTCTTCTGCTATTTCTACAGCCTGCTTGTAATTTAGCTGCATGTGGATTTGCAATTCTTCAGATGATTCTGGTAATGTTTTCTCGTTACTTCTTCTTGTGTTTACACCAAAAGCTTCTTGCGTAAAAGCATTAAAACTTTCGTTTTCCATATCGTTAAGTATACTTTCCATATACTCAGTTCTTTTCTCCACGCCGTTAGGATCTTGAGAAAAAGCTTTTATATCATAAGTTCTTTCAGCCATGCCATTTACAACAATATCTACAAACTTAGATATAATTGGAATAGGCTTCCAGTCTAAATTTAAATAGGACAAATCACCATTTATAGATAACTCATCCTTATATTTTTGTACTGACTGTTCGCCTCTAGCGTACAGCCTTAAATTATGAAAATCATTATGGTTAGACTTATATTTATTAATACTTCTATCATTATTAAACCACTCTGTTTCTATTGCTTTGCCAACCTTCAAACCATAATCATAGCTAAGCTTTTCAGCATCGCTTACTGTTTGACTCGGGAAATAACTTTTAATGCCAGACTCTGCCATATTTATTATTTGATTATTCGTGAATTAGTTCCAGTATTACTATACTTGGAAATGTTTATATTTAGTTTAGGCTTTTCAACCTTAGCATTTGGCGCGTATAAATGTCTGTTGTTAGCCATAATAGCTAAACCAGAACTTATAGACGCGTCAAACTTTGTTCTTTTGTTTATATCAAACCTACTCCAATCGTTTAATAGATCGTTAAAGTATAGATCCCCAAATGTTCCATCTTGTCTTAAGCCTACGTGATCTTGTATGTACATTTCAATTGCAGCTGCGTGGGCTTGTTTTATATCTTCACTTGAGTTAGGTATACCGCCTACTTCTTTTTCTGCTACAGATAGTTTATTCCAAACTTTATCAGGACGATTCATACTGAAACCTCTATAACCTCTACGTCTTAAATAATATAAAAGTCTAGGTTTGTTATTCTCTGCAAGTATAGGCATACCGTAGAATACTAACGCCATTAGAACATCCTCAAAGAATATCTCGGCTGTCGGTGGTCTTGATAAGTATTCTAAAAAGAAAGTATTTGCAGGAGCATCTTCCATACTAAACCTAGTTAAACCATGCAATGCTCCTTTAGAACCTTCTCCATCTACAGTCCCTGATATATCGTAAGAGTCACAACCAAACGCTCCCATGTGTTCGTTACCAGGGTATTTAACACCATTTTTAAGTACCACTCTGTTCTGTAATTGCTGAGGTGGAACCCAGCTAGTTTTAAATCTACCCTTTGGATCTGGATAAAATATTACTTGTGAATCTTTAATACCACTAACCCACTGAAAGTTACCAGTTGTAACGCCTAATGTTCTAGACATCTCTTCGTTGTAGTCTATTTGCTCGTATATTTTTATAAGGTTAAATATACTATTTTTAGTTTCGTCTCTAAACGCATGTTCTGTGGTTCTTGGAAACTGACGGTAAAACTCATTTAAAGCGTCTTGATCGTCTTTTAAACCATCAGCTTCATTTTGCCAATTATCTATTACACCTATATCTATTAGTTCACCGTCTGGGGCAAACACATCTGCGTCAGGAGTAGTGAATACTGGAACTCCGTACTCGTCAATAAATCCTTCGTAGTTCCATTCCATTGGGATAAACAAAGAGTATAAACCAGATTTCGTCTGACCGTTTCTATTTCGCTTAGTGACATCTGATGCATTGTATAATTTTTTAAAGTTATCGCCTCCTTTATCTAAAGCATTTGATGTTGAACCCATCATACACTTCCCAACTATCCTGCTACCTAATCGTAAACATGTTTTTGTAACCCTCCAGTTGTTTAGTATATTATCGGGTCTCTCCCATTTACCAGATTCATCATGAACTAGTAAAGCTAGTTTCTCACCATCATAACTATTGTCTCCAGTATTTTTCCAATCAATAGTTGTGTCTAAGCCCTTTATATCTTCTAACTTTTCGTTGGCTGTAATTTTTTTTCTTGTAAACTTACTGGCAGGCACTCTATATGCAAGTTCAGATTTAGGTCTATCCATACCATCTTGAATAGGCTTAAAAAAGAAAGGGTAGTTTATACTTATAGGTACTACTTTGTCTGTAAACATTTTCTTAGCATCAGCACCTGTTTTAGATAAGATACCATATCTACTATCACTTGCAAGAGTGGCTAAATTAACTGTTTCCGCAGATGACATGAATGAAAAGCCTGATCTTCTGTTCTTTAGGTAGCACATACCATAGCATCTTTTATCTGCCTTACAAGCTTCCCAAAATATATAAAACAACCTATTAGCCTCCCTAAAGTCTGGAGCACCTACGTCAATCTTACTCCATTGTAAGTACATATAGTGAGTACCAGTTATCCAAGTTGGTTTACCGTTGTTCGTAAACCAAAAACCTTCCTCTCTTCTTTTGAACTCTTCGTCTATATAATCAAACCATTGTTCTTTTTGATCTTCAGGGTATGCTCTCCAATCAAAAATATTTTTCAAACGCTCTAATTCTTTTGGTTGATCAAACTTAACCCATTTGTTTTTGTCATTGCTATACACATTTTTCGGTGTTTTTGGCAACGCTATAACTAAATCTTGTATTTCTATTATATCACCTATTTGCCCGCTATGAGATAATACAATTAAATCATGCTCTTTATCATAACCATATTTCCATTTTTTACCTTTGTTAAGGCGGCTTATAGTTGTTTTTTTAACAGGTTCAACTGTTTTAACTAAACTTTGCTCGTACATTACTTAGATCTACCTTCTGCGAATCCTTTAAAAGTTTTTTCCTTTGCCTCTTTAGGTGCTTTGCCCTCAAGCAAGTTTTCTTCTTCCTGTATTCTGTTAAGTATTTCAAATGCATCAAATATAGCTAGTTTTTTAGTTGCTGCTGCATTTTTAAGTCTATCTGCTGATATATCATCGTCTGAGTCAACAATTGCTTCTTTAGCTACCTTAATTAACTCTTCAACCGCTTTGTGCCCAGCTTGGATTATATTCTTCTTCGTCTCCTTGATATTCATATTTGATTGTAATAAAATTAGATAAAACTCGAAATAGTCTCTCGCCATCAACGATAAACTCATATTCACTACTTGGTCTAAAACCAACTAGCTCGTTAACATTAACCGTACCGTCAGAATATTTGACAATACCTTGTAATGGTTTTTCAGATTCAGTGTTAAACTGATCTGTAGCTTTCAAAGGCATTACAAAGCAATATCCTTTTGGAGCTATCCACTCACCTTCTTGTTTATATAAAAAGATTTGATCGTGGTTTATAAAGTAAGTATCTTTATTGAAGTACGCTTTACTGTTTCTTTCTACACCCTTAACATCATTCCATCTTCTAAAGACGTTGTGATGTACTATAACTGTGTTTCCTGGTTTTATATCTGTATCACCAATAATAGGTGTTGATATAACAATAGCTTCTCTATTAACGTATTTATGCTGGTAAATATCTGTATTAAGAATTAACTCTTTACCGTCTAGTTTTTTAGTATTGTTATATCTTTCTCCTTTTGGCTTTACAACAAAGTTGTAAACGCTTTTCATTAGTATTCGAGATTATACTCTACAGATACAGCCATGTTCTTGTTAAAGTCTTTCCAAGCTAACACATCTTTTTCTTTTTTAATATATACTGAAAACTTATCGTCTTCCTCTATAATATCGCATATAGTATGACCACCATACACTTCTTGCCCCACGGCATAGTGCATAGCATCATTCTTATAATCTTTGCCAATACTAATCTTCCTTATTAACTTCGCCATTTTCTTTTGGATAATTTATAACTCCGTCTTGAATACTAACATCAGCTGTACCATACTCTTTTTCGAAAGTATCTCTCATAGCACCAACAGCTTCTTGAAGTGTTGATATATGATGTAACATAGCGTGTTTTTTTGTTTCCATTTGACCTAGCTCTATTTGAGATCTATTAATACCATTTACTAAGTCTTGAACTTCTTTTAACTGCTCATCAGTTATTTTTTCAGGTTTAATACCTTTAAGTTCTTTTAATTTTTTACTCGTACCTTTTACTTTTGTTGTTGCCATTTTATTTAATTTAAGTTAATTTAATTTGTTTTATTTATTCTCCGAAATAAACTATTATACCTCCATCAGCGTCCGCCGCTGGAGTAACGCTAGTCCATCTACCATATATAGTTGATCCCGCAGGGAATTTAGCACCACTTATTGCTAAACCACCATCACCGTGATCAGTAGCGTTGGTAGACGCGTGATCTTGCTCGTGTGCAGTTGCCGCTGTGTTAGCGTACATAACTGGATCTTCAGCAACTAATGCTGATAATATATTTTCTTGTATAAAGTATATAGCCACAATAACTTTGTTTGCTGGAGGTGTTACCGCTGAAGCGGCATCACAATATGCTGATCCAGTTACAGAACCAACCCAGTCATTTTTTACCATTCCCATAATTTTATTTTTTTACTTTTTCAAATGATCGACCACCAAAATAGGCACCGATCACGGTTATTAATACTAATTGAAGCAAGTCAACCCAAGATGATTTTACTTCAAACTTTAATGCACCTGCGTCTATAAATATTAATAGCATGGTGCATACTATTAAAAATATTAATACTAATGGCCTAACATTTTTACTTAGCCACGAGTCTGATTTTAAATCTGCCTCCCATCTACTAGTGATGTTTTTTTCCATCTCTATTTCGTAGTTAGCAATTAATTCTTTTACCTTTCTTTCTGCCTCAAGCTTCTCTTCTTTAGATGTATGTAAGTTATCTATAACTCCACCTACACCTTTAACTAAATCAGCAGCGCCTCCAGAAAATAATCCACTTAACATAATTTATTTTTTTGCGAATTTCTCCACACCACTTATACCAAAGCACCCAAGCACTACGAATACAAATGAATCGTATACAAATTCATTAATCATTAGATCTCTTCCTATCCAACCAGTTATAAGATCTACTATCATAATCACACACATTATTGCAAATGCAATGAATCCTATAATAGATTTTTCATTCCAATTGTTATTATCTTTAAATATCTCCATCTCCTCCGTTGTTTGCGTCATCTTCCCAAGGAAAACCATGATCACCGGCTTCTTTCCACTCGCCATCTACCAATATCATATCCCTACCGTTTATATCCATTCTAGGAAAAACATCGCCGTTATATGTGACACTATCGTCGTTGTAAGCTAACTTACCAATTTTCATATCAGTAGCGTGTCTCATCTCGTGGTTTATAACCTTTCTTTCTTCCTCGCTACCAGGTACTATGTTTTCGTTAATATATATACTACCGTCCATATTAGCCTCACCCATAACACCTTCTTCTAGTGGTTTTCTAATAACAGGTACTCCAGGTACAGAGGCGTCTCCACCAGAATCTTTACCAAAACGCATTTTAGTTTTAATTTCACCGCTTACAGCGTAATTACCTCTTTCTGACCCAAGTTTAAATCCCATTATCTATCTTTATCTTTTATCATATCATCTATAGCTTTATTGTAAACTTTATCTGTATATGATTTATTCTTATAAAATACACTTCTC